GAATTCTGGTTGATTGTTATTTATACGAAAAGCAACTACACCTATACTAGTAATTGGTAATTTACATTGATGATATAAATGACCATTTTTACCACAATTGTTACAATAATTATCGTTTTGCATATTTAAGTAAGCACTATAGTATTATATTATGTCATGTTTATATACTTTTTAAAATAATGGATGAACAATACGCAGAACATATGACAAATATGTCTTTACCTAGCAGATTTACAATGATTGAACATGAAAAATTCGACCCAACTATTTGGGGTCCTCATTATTGGTTTTTTCTTCATACAATTGCTCATACTTATCCGTTATATCCAACTGAAGTAACAAAGAAAAAATATTATGACTTTATTCAGAATTTACCATTGTTTATACCCAATGAAAAAATTGGAAACGATTTTAGCAAAATATTGGATAATTACCCAGTTTCACCTTATTTAGATAATCGCGATTCATTTATTCGATGGATTCATTTTATTCATAATCGTATTAATCGTTTATTGGACAAAGAAGAATTAACATTATATGAAGCGCTAGATCATTATATGAGTCAATATAAACCAAAACAATTAAAAATATCCGAGAAATTTCGCATTCAAAAAGAATATATTATTGCGTTTTTTACGGTTGTGTGTATTGGAATTATCATATATTTATATAAGTAAATTTTTTATCACAATAATATAACTAATGCGTCTTGAATTATGGATGATTTTAATTACAGGTGCTGTTTTGTTTCATATGTATACAGACGGCAAATATGTGAAAAATATTATGGCATATAAAAAGCAAATGAAAATGGCGGGAGTTGTGTTTGGTGCTTTTGTACTCTATATTTTGTTGAAAAAAAATCCCGCAAACGCAGAAAATATATTGCGCACTTCCAATGAATATTTAAAATATATGCCTATTGATAAAAACACGAGTTCTGTTTTATCACCGATTTTAGATTTCACGTCCAAACGAAATTACAATGGAACAAATAATCACCCAATTGTACGTGTTCCAAATGCTCAAACACGATCCCAAGAAATTTTGATGAATTCGGGTAAAAAAGGAACAAAACGGTCTGTTAGTGAAACGAAGAAAAAATTCGTTGCGTCACGACAAAATTGGAAATGTGACGGTTGTAAAGACCAATTAAATGCGTGGTTTGAAGTAGATCATGTAATTCGTTTAGAACATGGAGGAAGCAATCATGTGGATAATTTAGTAGCGTTGTGTCGCGAATGTCACGGAGAAAAAACTGCTATAGAAAATCTTTAGATAAATTGTTCAAATAAGTAAATTGAAATATACGTGTATAATATACTTATATTTCATTATGGAAACAGAAAAACCGGCAATTAAAATAAAATCATCCATACAAGAAAATAATTCTGTATTGGACAGTCCTGAAGAAAAAATAAATTCGGTCAAACCTATTGTAATCAAAAAAAAGAAAAATCACATGACTGAATTATTAGCCAATGTTCCAAAGAATTCAAATGAATTTTTACGAAAAAAGGAATATGCCGAATACCAAGAAGAAGAAAAATCAGAACCTCGATTTTTATATCCTACATTAAACGACCCGCTCTTTTCGGAAAAAATTGCTAGTCATAAAGAATTTTTCGATACACAATATGACGGTGAAATACGCGATGTAAAAGAATATGCGAAAAAAATGTGCGATGCGTCTTTCGAATTATTACCACATCAATTATTTGTAAAAAACTTCTTGTCTTTTCAAACCCCCTATAATAGTTTGTTATTATATCATGGTTTAGGGACAGGTAAAACATGTAGTTCTATCGGTATTGGTGAAGAAATGCGTTCTTATATGAGGCAAACTGGTATTAAACAACGTATTATTGTGGTTGCCGCACCTAATGTACAAGCAAATTACAAATTACAATTGTTTGATGAACGCCGTTTATATCAAAAAGATGGATTATGGCATATTGATTCATGTAATGGCAATACGTTTATTAAAGAAGTCAATCCAACCAATTTAAAAGATGTATCGCGTGAAAAATTAATATCTCAAATCAAAACTATCATTAATCAATATTACGTTTTTATGGGTTATGTAGAATTAGCTAATTATATTCGTAAAAAGGTGGTGGTTGAATCAACTGGATTTTCAACTGAAGAAAAGAAAAAGATGGAATTACAAAATATGCGGCGATTTTTTAATAACCGATTGATTATTATTGACGAAGTACATAATATTCGTTTAGCCGATGACAACAAAGATGATAAAACAGGAAAATTGCTTATGAAACTTGCCAAACATTGTAATAATATGCGTTTGTTACTATTATCCGCAACACCAATGTACAATTCGTATAGTGAAATTATTTGGTTGACCAATTTAATGAATGCGAATGATAAGCGCGGTTTAATACAAACAAATGAAGTTTTTGAACAAGATGGTAGTTTTGTAAAGGAAAAAAAAGATGACAAAGGACAATTGGTCCATGAAAGTGGAGAAGATCTATTACGTCGTAAATTAATCGGATATGTATCTTATATTCGCGGAGAAAACCCATATACTTTCCCATATCGCATATATCCCAATGTATTTGCTTTACATAAAACATTCCATGAACCAAGTGGAGCAGTGGGTAATTTAGTGAAAGCAGGACAAGCGTTAATCGGAAACGATAGTAAACAATTTAAACTGCCAACCACCCAATTAAATGGAAAGAACATTGAACACCCATTACAAAACATGCCTCTGTATATTACAAAAGTAGGGTCTTATCAAAATAACGCCTATAATTTGGTCATTCGTTCTATGAAAAAAGACATTGAAGGGAATAAAGTAGATTTCGATGAAATGGATCGTTTTGGATTTCGTCGATTACAAACACCTTTGGAAGTATTAAATATTGTCTATCCAAGTGAATTGTTAGATGAACAAATAAAGAAAGGACAATTAGAAACATCCGAAGAAGGAATTTCAGAAACAGATGAAAACAAAGATCCAAGAGCAACAATGGTTGGAAAACGCGGAATGAATAGCGTGATGAATTATTTGGATGAATCACATAAGAAAATTCCAAGAAAATATAATTTCAGTTATAAACCCGAAGTTCAAAAGAAATATGGACGCATTTTTAGTCAAAGTGAATTAGCAAAATATAGTGCGAAAATTCACGAAATATGTGAAACAATACGAAAATCGGAAGGTATTATTTTGATTTATTCCCAATATATTGATGGAGGTGTTGTACCAATTGCTTTGGCATTAGAGGAAATGGGATTTACACGTTTTGGTACATCCGAATATACAAAACCGCTGTTTGAAACACCTCCAGTTGAACCATTGGATTCAGTAACAATGAAACCAAAAAGTGAAGTTTCAGGGGATTTTAATCAAGCAAAATATGTGATGATTACCGGTGATAAATCTTATTCGCCACAAAACGCACAAGATATTAAACATGTTACAAATCCAAATAACAAGAATGGAGAAAAAATTAAAGTAGTATTGATTTCAAAAGCAGGATCAGAAGGATTGGATTTTAAATGTATTCGACAAATTCACATTTTGGAACCTTGGTATAATACGAATCGTATTGAACAAATTATAGGTCGTGGTGTTCGTAATTTGAGTCATTGTTTACTTCCTTTTGAAAAACGTAATGTGGAAATATATATGTATGGAACATGTTTAGAAAACGAAACTGAAGAAGCAACCGATGTATATATTTACCGTTTGGCAAAAAAGAAAGCAGAACAAATTGGTAGAGTAACCCGATTATTAAAAGAAACTGCCGTTGATTGTTTGTTAAATATTGGTCAAAGTAATTTTACAGAAGCAAAATTGCGTTCCTTAGCATCAAACCAAAACATAAAATTGGTTTTGTCAAATAGTAAACAGGAAATCGATTTTTCCATTGGCGATAGTCCCCATAGTCATATTTGTGATTACATGGAAGATTGTGATTATAAATGTAACAAAAAAACAAATAAAGTACCCGAGAAACCTCGTGAAGAAATGTACAATAATGATTATTTACAAACCAACAATGGAAAATTAATGAAACGTATACGTGATATTTATCGCGATGATAAAAAGGGAGAACATTTTTATGAATTAACCGAATTGATTGATATGATTAATATTACCAAACAATATCCCATTGAGCAAATCTATAGTGCTCTCCAAAATTTCCTGAAAAATAAAAACGAATATATTATTGACAAATGGGGACGACGTGGCAATTTGATAAATAAAGGCAATATTTACGCGTTCCAACCTGTAGAAATTACAGATGATCAAATTTCGGTATTTGAACGTAAAGTACCCATTGATTATAAACGTACCAAATTAGTTATGGAAATTCCCAAAGAGTTTGACACCAATGTCCAAGAAGAGGAACAAACACAAAATTATGA